TGACGGGTGAAACAGGGTATATCGCTTCACGAAAGACGGTTCGAAGGTTTTTACCCGTTTTCACGGGTCACCACCCGTCACCACTGCTAAAAACTTTCAGACTTGAAGGCGTTGTCGGCATTGATTATGGATGGGGCATCCATTGATCTTCTCCGATGGTGCAGGCTTTGGCGAGTCTGCTGTTGATTTGAGGGCATTGGCCGCGCGACCTTCTTGGTGGCGCGGCCTTTATTTCGCTTAATCCGCTTGTCGCGTGGCCGCCGCTTTTGAGCGAGGCGTGTATTTTGAGCGAGGCGTGTAGGAGGGGAGGTTTCGGATAAAATCCGCCCACGCCTCATCGGTCACGTAAGATCGCTTACCGATCTTGATAACCCTCAACGCTCCAGCGTTGATGTGCTTGTAGCCGCTAGTGATCCCGATGCGTGATTCCCGTAGCCGGTCAAGCAGAGGGCGCATTGCTCCGGTAACTAGGTTCGACGTGTTTTGCATGTTGGAACTCCTTCCGAGAGTGACGCTGGACGATCCCGTCCTGCAGTGAACGGCACACTACGCGCTATCGTCGGAAGTTCAGAGGCGCCGAATTTCGAATTATTGCTTTAGAGGCGTTCTCAGTTTCGGGAGTGCGGGCACCTTGAGCGTCACCCCTAACGTCAGCCCACTTTCTTCTTTAGATGCGGCGAAAATAGGTGGCACTAGTTTTCGCCAGACCCTTTTCCGCATTGCACCGACCAGTCAGCCAACTCTCGGTGCCTCGCCCGCAGAGCCTCAAAGCGCTGAATATCCTGCACGTAGGCGGTCAGAAGGTCTGGGAGGGGTATTGGTGCCGGGAGCGAGCTACCCGCCGCCAGAGGGCCCTCAGGGGCTGTCAGGAGCGGTGGTGGAGGCGGACAGGTCTCCGGCTCTGGCACGGTTGAGCAGGCCGGCAACAGGCTCATCAATGCTGCAATCAGGATTGTCCGCCACATTCGCTTTAATGGTTCGCGTTATGATTTTGACGCCGGCGTTTCTTTTGGCTTCAGCGGCCGCCAGCTTGGCCTCTGAGAGTTCAGACCTGACAAGCACCAGCTCCCGTTGCGCTTGGTTCTTCTCCAGCACGACGGAGATCCTCCGCTTGATTTCATCCTGAAGGGCCGCGCGCGCGGCTTTCAGTTTTGAAGCGTCTTCAGCCCAACCGCGCACGGTCCATGCCGAGAGCAGGAGCAGGACCGCAATTAGCCCCACTCCCGCCATTTTTAGATAGCCAAGCATTACGGCTTGGGAAGGTTGTTGCCGGGCTGGTTTGCAGCACCAACCGCAGTCAGCGCAATCAGCACCGCATTGATCTCATTAAGGTATGGGATCTCAAAGCCGGCGCCGAAAGCGGAAAGGGCTGCACTGATGGCAACAATCAAAGCTGACACGACTGCCGCAACAGCCGCAACCTTTGTCTTCAGGCCCGGAAAGTAATTGAGCGCGCCAACAAGCACATCAAGAACAAGCTTCAGGTTCATCGTCTTTCTCCTAGTTTCCAATGGTCAGTTTGATCCCAAAATAGCCAAGCGCGCCGGTGGTAAGACCTATCATCGCCGGCAAAACCAGCAGCACCGTGCGCGCGCCCTTTCCCTGGTTGAGCACGTTGTTCAGCGCTGTCACCTGTTCCGCCAGCCTGTCCACCTGAACGGTCAGGGCTTTCATTTGCCCATCCAACTTGCCCACATCACGATGAAGCTCAATTATGTCACTCACTCCCTACCCCTCTCTTTCTGAAAGCGGCGCTGCCGCACCAAACGCAATTGGACCAACCCACTCAGGCTTGACGAGCTGCGATGCCGGCCACCTGAAAGCCACAACACGATCCATGTGAAACGAAGCGATCGACACGCTGTCCGATTGGTTGCCACCAATCACTTGAACGAGGCCGCTCGGCTTATTGGATCCAAGATAGAAAGCAACGTGCCCTTGCCACGCATGGGGCGGACGCGAGAACACAACCACGCACCCAAGAGCCGGGGAGTTGAGCTTTCGCCCCCAAGTCTCATAACTGCGCGCGTTTGCCTTGCCAGAGTGAGGAATGCTCGATCGTGCAAGCATGGCACCTACAAACGCAGCGCACCACGGCACCTCATCCTGCCCATCAGCGACATTGGCAAGGCCGGCGTCGTTCCAGTATTTGATGATCCTTGGGTTGTCAGGCGCGCCGGCAAATTCACGCACTCCAATTTCCGCCCGAGCCGCGGATAGCCAGGAAGGTTCCATTTCAGACCTCACGTGTACGCAAAGACAATCTGACCACGCGCGCCGTCTCCAGACGTGCCACTGGTTGCGCCGCCACCGCCACCACCAGGCGGCGATCCAGCAAACGCAGTCCCGCCGTTTTCGCCAGCACCGCCAAAGCCGCCCCCGGGGTTTCCACCGTCTCCGCCTGGTCCGTCCGACCCCGCTCCGCTTCCAGCAGAACCGTCACTACCGTTTGTGTTTGTGTCGCCGCCTGTTGCAGTGCCGCCCAATCCGCCGCCGGAGCTGATCCCGCCACCGCCACCATTAGCGGTAATTGATACAGACCCACCTGAAACAGTCCCCGATACGGTGGACGCGTTTCCGGTGTTACCAGTTCCGTTGGTGGCGCGGCCCAACACGGATCCACCTACCGTGTATGTGAACGTGTTTCCGCCGGTGACCGAGATTGTCTTGACAGCGCGAGCGCCGCCGCCACCACCGCCGCCTCCGGCAATTGATGACCTGCCGCCGGCGCCACCGCCACCTCGAACCGTGATGACGCAACTGGTAGCACCTACGGGTACAGTTTCAGTGGCAGCGGTTCCGGTTGTGTATGTGTTTGTCACCGGAGTGAAGGGTGGAGCCCCGCCGCCAAAGGTAACAAGAGAAAACTGGATCATGCGCTGATGACGGTCTCAATAGCAGATCGTATCTGATCAATTTGCTCGCTTGTCAGGTCAATGTCACGTGGCGTGCGTGTCTCCTGCCCTTCCTCATTGACGTAGTGGATGGTGAGATAGCCTCGGGCCACAGAACCGTTTTCGATAATGGCCACAAGTTTCCTCTTTTGCTCAGACATATGTGTTCCTCAAGCGTCGTTGGGGGCGTTTGTTGTGATGAACAGGCGAATGGCGATCAGGCGCGCGTCAACGCCAAGCGTATCGCTGGCATCCGCGACATTGCGGCGGATTTGAAAGAAAACGAGATCGTTTTCAGCTGGGGAGCCGGCAATGGTAATTGCCGCGGACTCAGGCCCCGTGTGCACGTCGTTTGCAGCGATGAGAGTGTCTGTTGATGTTTGCCCCGTGCCCCATGCCGCATCAAGTGCGTCGTCGTCAGACATTGCGACTGCACGCAATTCCCACACAACGCCACCGGAACCGCTAGCCGCTGTCCAAACGGGCTGGAAAGTCACCGTGCCCTCATTCCAGCTCTTCGGCATAGGAATGCAAAACTGCGCCCCTTCCTGCGTCGTCGTGTCGAAATCCAGGGTGCGGACCATGACCTTGTTGGTAGAGGTTTCAGTTGTGCCCGTGGCCGCTCCATTCGTTGTGTTGCTGACCATGGAAGATGCTGGAACTGGAACGGCAATTTTTCCTGAAGCAAGGATCGGGTTCAGATTTGCATCCAACAGCGAACCTGCGTTTGTGATCTGGAACCGTGTAGAGGGGGAGGTTATGCCGGTGACAAAATACATGTGACCGGAGGTATCTGATCCGATCCCGGCATAGTTGGTCGCGCTATTGTTGTAGAGTAGAATATTGATGCCGGTGTTGGATGGCGCAGTATAGGAACCTGTTGCGGTCCCAAATCGGTTCGCTTGGGCGGTTGCGGTTACAGAGTCTGAAAAGGTTTTTGCGCCGGCAATGCTTTGCGACCCCGTAGTGCGGACAAAAGTTGCCGCATCTGCGAGGGTAAACGTGTCAGCCGCTGTGAGAGTAGGAACAAGCGTTCCGCTGGTATAGGTAATCCCGGCCAACGCTGTAAGAGTTGCATCAAGTGGCTGGTAGGAAGCGGAAAGCGTTGCAAACTTCGGATTTACAAGTTCAAAGCCGGTGCCGTCATACACCATGTAAAGAATATCGCCCGACCCATAGTCACCGGCAGTGAGAGCCCCTTGATGCTTCCGAATGGTCTTCGCGCCCAAGGCGTTCACATTGATGGTTGGGTTGGTCACCGTATTTGCACCAGGCGCAACAACCCAAACTTTCATGCCTGTGGTGTATGTAGAGGGTGCGGGGGTAATGGTCCCCGTAATTGCATCTCCTGTGCCTCCAGGGCTTGCGGCTCTCCAGATGGTGCCGTCCTGCAACTCAGCAACTCTCCCGTAATTGGCCCGGAGGGTGGCGGCTCCCACGTTAGTATGCAGGAACCCGCCCATGGGGAGATTGGCGGAGGCTGTATTCTGCCCGTCGCGCGCCACACAGTTTTCAATGGCGTCCGCTAGATCCTGATCCTGCGCGTCCATCTCGGTTGCGCCGATGATGTTGGTGGGGGATCCGGCGTCTCGCCTGGCTACCCACGAATACAAAAGGCTTACAACGCCACTACCGTTCCAAGGCATAAGGCCTCCTCAAAAAAGCAATAAAATTACTCAGATTGTCTCTTGCGCCTTAGGGCGTCACGCCCTATGTTCATCTCATCGCAACGGGCAATCCTGCCCACTCAATAGGAGGTCGCGATGTTCGAACTTCACCTTTGCGAACGCTTTGACATGGCTTTCAAGCCCGGCGTTGCCGAAGTCACAATTGAAGGCATTACGATCACCCGCAAGGACGTTGGCGATGCCACCTTTTTCTGCCGTGACCACATCTGCATGATGGTCACTGAGACCGGACTCGGCGCCAATGAATGCGCCATCTACGATCTTCTCAAGTTCCGCTAATCAACCTCAGGGCCATCGGCCCGCTCACCATAGGAGACAGACTATGCTTGACCTCACGAACGACAACCTTCTCCCCTCCCTGCTTGACGAGCGCGCTGCGCTCAAGGCCGGGATCGAGGCGAACCAAAAGCGCCTCAAGGAGATTGACGCAGAAATCGCCGCCAAGCTTGGTGGCGAGGAAGAAGCCGTAACCAGCGGCTGGAAGCTCACCAACAAGATCCAGATCAGAAAGGAGCATGTGGTCAAGGAAACGATCTTCTCAGTCCTGCGCGCCACGCGCACGGAGAAGGCGAGCCTTGCCGCATGAGCAAGGATGACCCCCAAGGAGTTCCGGCGTATACGCCACCAGTTAGGCCTTTCGGCAAATCAAATGGGCACCGCCCTCGGGTTGAGAGGAGACCCGGGGCGGACAGTCCGCAGATACGAAGCCGGGGACATAGAGATCAGCGGCCCGGTGCAGACTGCAATGCTGGCCATCCAGCAAGGGTTCCGCCCCCCGTGGTATCCCCAGACGAAGGAGGAGATGGACTAAGCGTGCGCGAGCTGTACGCGGGGTGCATCTATCTCTGCCTGACCCTTGTGGCCGGCGTGACCGGAGGCCTGATCGGGGTCATCCTCATGAACTTAGGGTTCTGGATCGGAGCCATCGACATAGGCTGGGTCGATGATCTCTTTGACAGGAAGGACATTGCCGGGAGCGATCAACCGGAGGGGGAGGAGAGCCAGGATCCCCCGGAACCGCTTCCCGACAATGTCACCCCCCTGCCCTTGCGAGGCTAGAAGGGGGAATAGGATTGTGCGGTAACGGCCGCGCCAAGGCCAACCTTGCGCGCGGTCTCCCGCCCTTCATCCGCGCCCGCCGTAGCTGCGGCAGCAGCCTGCCGGTTCTGAGCCTGCTTCTGCACAATGGCAAACTCCCGATCGAGCAGCTTCAAGCCGGCACGCACCTCATCCGCATCGTTCGAAAACAGAAGCTTAACGATCTTCTCGCGGGTGCGCGCGCCAATTGCGTTAAGTGCAGCCTGGAACCTCTGCCAGCCAAGCTGGTTTATCAGGGGCATGATGCTGCCCCGCGTGATGCTTTGGCCCATGCCCATTGCAGCTTCAGGAGACAAGGAGGCGATGCCCTCGTTAAGGTCCTGCTGCGCCGCCGAGCGTTGTGCCGTGGGAGAACCCACGTTCACATCCGCATAGGTCCGGTACATCTTGGACTCGAGCCCGTAGCGTTGCGCGAGGACCTCGTATTGCTCATCACCCAGCACCGCCCGCATCCGGTCCCTCTTGGCTTGCGTGCCAAAGATCCTGTTGACTGCGTTACCCTTGTCCGGCGCGCTTTCGATCGTCTCGACCACACGCTGTGAGTACCCTTGACGGTAGAACTCCTGCTCGCTCCGGCTCATGCCATCCAGATCCTTCTTGATCTGGTCAGGGTGGCTGTTTACTGCCTTGCGACCAGCCTCGAGAGCTCGGTTGTTTGCAGAGTGGCCGGCAAAGATCCGCCGCCCTTGAGCATAATCCGGGCTGAGGCGGTCCATCTCGTCAAGCCACTGGTTCTTCAGCGTGGTGAGGTTTCGCGCTGCCTGGTTGTTGCCAGACCGCACCGCGCTATCAATCATGTCATCAAGCGCCATCTTGCCGTAGTGCATGGCCTTCATCGTGTAGCCCACGATGTTGCCCTTTGCGTCCCGCACCACAAGCTCATCAAGCGGGATGCCTTCATCCTGCGCCATCTTGAGGCCTTGCTGGATTGCGCTCTTCCCGCTTGGGCGGTTGGTCAGCTCCACAACCTTCTGCCCGCTGACAGGCCTGTTGCCTTCAAAGGCCTTGTCATAATAGGGCTTGGCCTCGGCAGACCTTGCTGCTGCGATCTCGTCGGCCGTCTGCACGTAAGACCCCGGCGGCTTGCCAAGGGCGACTTCCATGTCATCCGCAAGCCTCTTGCCCATGGCCTGCTGCCGCTCTTCAAGGAAATCAACAGCTCGATCCCGGCCCGCTCCCGGCATGCGCGCCGCAGCCGTTCCTGCATCCCGCACCGATTGAGGCGCAACATCAACGGGAGCAATGGGCTTTCCACTCGCAGCCGCGCCGAAATACTCCTCCGCGAACTCGTCTATGTTCTTTCCGCTATCGTAGAACTTCTGCGCGAGATACCGCGCCGCCTTGCGGTCAGAGCTCAAGATGAGGTTCTGCATCTTCTGCCCGGCACTGGTTGCGGCAATCCCAAGCACCCCCGCGCCAGAGCCGAGAACGGCATTGGTCGCCATGCGCGCCCCCATGCCCTCTGCCTTCAATTGGCCTGTAGGGGCGAGCTCCCCGGCCGCTGTGCCCGTAAGGCCAAGGGCTGTAAGGTTCTCAACCGTCCTCCCACCCTTTGTAACTGGAGCCGCTGCAATACGACCTGCAACACCCGTGGGTGCAGTCTTCCCTGCCGCCAGTGCCGCCTGCGCAGCCGTTTCCGCCCCAAGGCCCGCGCGCACGCCGCGGATAGCGCCTGTCGCGCCCTGATACAGCTTTGTGAGAGGACCGCCGCTCAAGACGAACCCAACACCTCCTGAGGCGATGTTGCCGGCAGACCAGTCGCTTTCCTTTTCGCGGTAGTCCTGCTGCACGCGGCGCGCGCGCTCAAGGTTGCGGTCATAGTCTCCGCCCTTAACCGCAGTATCAACTCCCGCCAGAACCTCCGGGCCCCACCCAAGCGTGGCGTTGTTGACAAGGTTCATGGAATAGCCTGCACGCTGCTCATCAAGCGTGCGGTTGTCTCCGGGCTGCAATCCTGCCCGCCGACGCTGCTCGAGATCGCGGCGGTTTTCCTCGTAGGTGCCGCGCCCTGCAAGCGTGCGCAATCCCGCCGATACCTCCTGGGGTGCAAGGTCTTCGAAGTTTTCTGCGTACCATTCGCCCCACGTGCGCCCTCCCGCAGGCGATGGCTCCCCCTTCAGTGCTTCTTCAAAGGTTATGCCGCCGTCGTCCTGCGTGGCCTCTTCAAAGGACAACCCCATATTGTCCTCAACCCAGCGCCGCTTTGCTTCCGGAGATACCTTTGGGATGTATGGCATGCGTTACCTCACCGGATAGAATTTTTGCTTGGCGGCGTCCCATCGCGCTGGGCGACCTTTGATGTCGTATATTTCGCCGTCCTTCAAAAGACCCTTCTCCTCACGCCTTGGAAGCGGAAGACCCCTGGCACCAGATGCCTTGCTTGGCTCTTGAACCGCAAGGTTTTCCGGCACGCCAAGCCCATCTTCTTTCGGGACAATACCTCTTGCCTTCAATTGGTCTTCGTACGTTTGCTGGATTTCCAGCGCACGCTCGCGCTTGCGCGTGTAGAGGTCGCTAAGGATTTGTTGCATGACAGCAGGGTTTTGCAGCGCAGATGCAGGGTCTCCGCCTAACGCCTGCAAAACACGGACAGCGTCGTATTCTGTCATGACGCCGGGGCCGACAATCGTGGTCCTGAACATGCCAAGCAAGGCTTGCACCTTGGCGCCGCTGTCCATCAAATTGAACTCGTTTTCAGTAAGCCCTTGCTGACCAAGAAATGTCTTGAACTTCCCGGATATATCTATTGACCAACGCTGGACACCGGTTGGAATGTCTTTGACGGTCTGGAAATACTTCTGCAGAGCCTTCAAGCCGTTGACTTCGTCCTGCCTCTCCAACTTCAGTTTGTAAAACTGCTGCTCTGTCATGGGAGAAACAGAACGCTGCCCGCTCGCAACACGCCACAATCCATCTTGGCTGCGGTAGTAATAGTTACCGTCATTCGGATTATAGGTTGTGTACACTGGCCGCCCGTCCGGACCATTCATTTGCGGGCCCTCTTTCAGAGAGTATTTGCCCCGCGGGCCCGGAGTAGAAAAAGCTTGCTGTGATGGGTCTTGCTCACTTGTTTCTGCTGGCTTTACGGGGGCAAATCTTTCTCCAGCACCACCAGACCCGCCACCGCCGCCACCGCCGCCAACAGCCTTTGCAAACCTCGGATAACGGTCTCCGTAAGGAACCCACCGGTTCTGCTCAGTGTCCCAATAGGCACTCTGCGCCGTACCGTCTTCATATTTGATCTCAGTTTCTTCAGGCCTTCCGCCCTTCTTGCCGCGATCCTGAAGAGCTGCAAGCTTGTACTTGAGCGCTATGTCCTGCAGATAAGGATCAGGGCTCTGCATGGCTTTGGTCATCATGCCGTCGAAGTCGCCGCCGTCCTTCAGCGCACCGAGGAAGAAATCCCGCCGGCGCTTCAGTAAGTCCGCCTCATCCCGATCCGCACGGTTCTGGACGTAAGCCCCCGCAATCTGGCTTACCGCATTGGCCACCGCCTGCACCGGGTGATTGACCTCCATCTGCTTGCCCATGAGGGCCTCTGCCAACTTGCGCCGGCGCCCGATTGCATCCTCGGACGGCCAATCCCCCTCCGGGGCTTGCTCCTGCGGCTTGTTGTTGACGGGTGGCGTGTCGCCGAACATGCCGCCCTTGAACATATCCTGAGGGGCGAAGATGGGCTGGGTGGCCTCCTGAGGCTGGACCGGAGCGCCCACGCCACCCACGGGCGGAAGCGTAGGCACGGGCATGCCTGTGCCGCCGTCCATTTCATCCTGCGGATACCCAAAGAACGGGGTTGGTCCCGGAAATGGTTTCTGTTGCCAGCCTACTGCCATGTCTTCTGACCCTTACATGCCGCCATAAGAGCGGCGCAGGATTGCTTCAATAAGGCGGCGACGGTCTTCATCCGAGATTGCACCAGAGCCTGCAGCATCCGCAGGGCGGCTCGTGCCGGAGATGGCGTCGTTCACGGGTATCCCGCGGCCAGGCATGGGAGGTCGCCCGCCATGCTCGCGCGATGAGGGGAATGGCATGGGCTGCGCATCCGGTCCCGAGCCCGGGCGCGGGAGGGGCATGGGGCCGATCGGGGGCCTTCCGCCATAGCCGTCATTGGGCGTGTAGGGCATGGGGTTGACCGGGACATTGCCAAGCTCGCGGATCCCCGTGTCACTTCCCGGCACGAAGGGGCCCATCTGGAAATCAGGCATGGGGCCTGTGAAGGGCATCGGGCCAAATTGGTCTCTCGGGCTTGATACCCCCTGCGGGCCTTCCGGGCCGGCAAAGGACGGGCCGATGTTGGGGCCTGAGTTGACGCCGCCCTGACCGGCCATGGGGGGCATCATCCCGCCCTGCCCTTGCGGGTTGGAGAACATCTGGCCCATCAACTGGGACTGCTGGTTGGGGTTGAAAAACGCCATGACGGATCAGGGCCTCCTTGGACGGTTGTTGAGCGGGGACTGTGGCTGGCCCATCGGGCGCATGCCCTGCGGCGGGCGGTAGTTGCCCATCTGCGGGCGTGGGGCTTGTGTGCGGTTCATGATGGCGTTGACGAGAGCCCCGCGCCCCGGAGTCAGGTTTCCTGTAGGCCCGGGATTGATCTGCGGAGCGCCTGTCTGAGGCTTCGGCATCATGGGATTTGCAGGGCTTACAGCCGGCGGCATCCCCGGATTGATCTGGGGGATGTCAACCGGGGGCTTTGGCATGCCGGGATTGATTTGAGGAATGTCACCCATCGGCTTAGGCATGCCGGGGTTGATCTGGGGCACATTGGGCATGGGCTTTGGCATGGCCCCCGGACCAACCTGCTCAAAGCCGGGCATTGTCTGGGATGGAGGATACTGCTGGAAGAAGGGCGTCATCTTACCTCTCGTATGTATTCATGACGGAACGGATCAGCCGCTCGCGCTCTGGCGTGATGGTGTCCGCGCCAGGGAGCACAGGCCCGAGCGGGGCGATGGACGGCAATGTGGGTTGCGTCGTTGGAGTTGTTGGCAGCGTGCCTGTTGGCACTTGCGACGGAGGCGGTGGCGGAGGCGGAGGGGGCGGAGGTGCAAGAGGCTGCTGTGGAACCTGCAGCATCCCCGCCGTGGGGTAAGTTTGGAACTGAGGTTGCGATGTAATGCCGTGGTAGGAGCCTGAAATCTTTGGCATCAGCGCCGCGCCTCCATGCGCTTCACTTTGCGAGCAAGTTGCTGCGTTGCTGCCATGTTGACGCCCACTGCATCAACAACGGGAATGGACCGCCCATCCCCCAAACCAAAGAAACCCTTGAAGTCCTGAGCCATAGGTCCGACATGGCGCGCACCATTGTCACCGGGGACAGAGCCCGGCTTGTACTGCCATGACTTGATCGGGATCTTCTCCATCCGGTTTAGGATGGTGTCCGCAGACCGCACCTTGGTCTTCATGTTCCGGTCCGAGAAAATGCCCGGGATGCTCGCAATGCTTCCAACAATTGAGCCGATGCCAGACCACATGGAATTGTTGTTCGCTTGCCGCTGGTTATAGGCGTTGAGCTGCGAATTGTACGAGTTCCAGATGTTGCCCTGCACGTCCGGAGCCTGCACACCCTGCTGGTAGATGTTTCCGCCCTGAACGGTCGGGGTTCGCGGGCTCGCGCCAAGAAGCGTTGCCACACCCTGCGCCGGCGCGTTGTACTGAAGCAAAGCCTCATTGGTCATTGCTTGGCGCGCTTGCTGTGCAAGCTGCGCGTTCTGCAATTCCTCCGAGATGATACCCTGCCGCGCCTGTTGAGAAATCTGGCCTTGCTGGAGTTGCTCCGCAATCGCCCTCTGCCTTGCGTCCGTACCAAGGCCGTACATCCTCGATTGCTCTTGCGCTCCGGCAGCAAGCGCATCAGCCGCAATCCGGCCCATCTGCTCGCCCTGAGACCGGCCAAGACGGTCCATCTCCGTGTTGTACGCCTCGCCCGTAATGGGCAGCCCACGGTCTGCAAGCATCTGCCGCGTATCCCTTCCCTGCTGCTCAAACTCAGGTCGCATCAGGCTCATGCCGCGGTTGAACATTGCCTGTTCGTAGGTGTTCCGGTCCGCGGAGAAATCACCCGTCCCTGGTGCGTTAGGCACGTTGGCAAGGTTGAGGCTTCGCATGTAGTCCGGAGCACCATCAAGGTCCAAGCCCGTTGTGTATCCCGGCAGATTGGTCGGGAGGCCAAAGGGGCCTGTAGGCACGGAGCCTGCCAACTGCGCGGCGGCGTTGGACAGAGTGCCCTGCAACTGCGTCTGAGCGTCAAAGGCCGCTTGCTGGGCAGGAGACAGAGACACGCGCTGCGCGATTGGAACGCCTTCCTCGTCCTTGTCGAACGTGATGTTCCCGTAAGGCGTGAATTGAGACAGATTGTTCAGGATGCTCGATTGCTTTGCAGCCTTGATGTAGGCATCCGCCTGCGCCTCAGATGTCTTGACTGGATCTGGCGCGGCTGGCGCGCTGCCTCCTCCACCCTTGCCCATTTATTTGCGCCTCTTTCCACCTTGGGGCTTCATTTTGTTTCCGAACCCTGAACCAAGAACGAACCCACCCGTGCCGCCGATGGCTCCCCCGACAAATCCCATCTGTCCCACGTCTTCTGGATGGACGTTCTTTGATCTCTTCCCGACGCTTCGAAACATCTTTCGACCAACAGCCGCGCCCGCAACAGCACCCGCTGCCCCGCGCACAAACGGGTCGTCAAAAGCATCTTCAAGGGCTTTGCCAATATCCTCGCGAATGGATCGCGTGGCTTCTGTTCCGTCCTTGTTGTACTTTTTCTTGTTGAATGAAGTAGCTGGTCCAGGCATTTAATGTCTCCTTATCCATTTGCACTCTTCCCGGAGCATCCCGAGAATGAGCGCATCGTTCATACCGTCATAAGCACGTCGCACGGCTCCCTCGATCTTGAACCCAAGCCCCGTGTTCAACCTGATCGCGCGCTTGTTGTTCCGTCCGATAATCAGCGTCATGCGCTGCAAGCCCTGCTGCACGAACGGGTAGTGAAACAAGGCCCGGACAATACCCTTCCGGCACCACCGCGGGCTCGAGGCAGCAAAGCTCAACTCGCAGTCAAACTTGCGCCAGCGATGATAGACCGCACCAGCAATCAACTTGCCTGCCTCGTCCGCGATCCCGATCGTCGTGAACTGCCCGAACTCATCAATCGTGATGGGATGAGGCAACTGACCGATCACGAAATCGGCAACGTCCTGATCCTCGTCAAATACAAGCTTCAGACCAGGCCGGCGGGCTTCATGACCATTGCCGATGACCTCCAGCTTACGCCTTGGCTGGTCAACGAGACGCGCAACCTCATCGAAGCTGAGTAGCCCAAGCCGTTCACCCCTTGCCATCCCTTTATCGCCTGCGTGGCTCCGCCCCATATGTCCTGATCCCATATTGCAACGTCCCATACCCCTCCCGTTGTCACGGCCGACGTGGAGACGGTTGAGCTGGGAACGGAAATGTCAAAATCCGTGCCGATCGAAACAAGGGCTCCGGGATCACTCACGGCGCCAAAGATAATCCGCGCCATGGTGAAGTTCTTGAGCCTGTCTGAAGAGCCGAAGTAATTCCACGCAGTCTGAGCATCAGCCACAATGGCGGTTCCGTTATCGGAAAACCCGTCATTGCACTTGTAGACCTTCCCATCCGTACCGCCGGCGTAAAGGTCGTTTCCGAAGAGGGCGAAGACAGGAAAGTTCCAACCCGTGAACTTGCACCAGCTCTGCGTGTCCGTATTCATGACGTGCTGGTCGAAGGCGGCCGTTGACCGCGGCACGTTGAAAATGAGCATGCGCCCGCGCGGGTAGAAGATCACCTGCCACCCGGCATTGTCCCGGTAAAGCCGCATGGCCTCCGACACTGCAAGGCTGATCTTGTCTGACAGGTCCAGCGAGGAAGGCTGCGACCTTCCAAAGGGCAAGACCTTTGTGATTGGCGTATACGAGCCGTCCGTAATCGCAATCAGGTCAGAGCCATATCTCTGCAGGTTGGATCCGACGATCGGGGGCCCGAGAAAGAACGTCCCTATTCGTGCCCATGAATTTGCATTTCCAGGATCCGACCCCTGATAGATGATGACCTCGCCAGAGGAAAGAAAGAAGGCAATAAGGTCATCCCTCCCATCGCCACCGTCCGTGGTGATGGTTCCGATCTGCTGGAGCGTGCCGCCAAAGCTTCCCGTGTACTGAAGAGGAAACTTTGTCAGCGTGCCCGTGATGGACTGCAACCCCGCATACCAGAAATTCAGCGTGTTCTTTTCGATGAAGAACAGCCGCTCCTTGAACACGGTAACGTCCGAGAGGTTGGTGATGGTCAGCCCTGACCCAGACCATGCCGTGGCCGAGAGGCTTGTCCCGTTGTAATCTTGCGGCGCGTCCGTTCCGTTTACAAGAAACAGCCTCTCCGCAAAATTGACCCACTTCCACCTGTTGTTCGAAAACCCGGTCCCGAGCGTTGAAGGTGTTGATGTGGATACGTTGATGAGCTTCCCGTTTATACCCGCAATAAGGCGGCGATTGGTCGTGGCCTTCCACTCTGCAAGGGTCTGGACGCTATTCGAACCCTCTCCCGTATTGCAATGAAGGGTGTATCCACCCCTGACAGTCACATCGCTCTGCCGGGGGAACCAGTTCTCCAGGATCACCGCATCAAATGGCTTCATGCTCTCGAGCGGATCGCGCGCGTTCCACCCGCCAACGGGTGTAGGCAAGGGGCGCTCAACCGCTGCAGGCCCCCTGCTGATCTGCCGGCCACGGATCTGAAGCATCAGCGCCTACGCCCCTTGCTGCTCAACGCCCGCTCAATGTCCCCGCGCACCGATCCCCCCTGCACAGAGGGCTGCAATGGGCGCAAAGGGGCCTCCCGCGGTGGGCGGACGGGCCCGATGTCGGGGATGACGCGCGGCTGCTCAGGGCGACGGGGCGAACCCTGCGGGGTCTCAAAGGGAGATCCGCTCTGCTTGGTCAGGGCTGCAACATCAAGCCGCTTTGATTTCTTTGGCTGCGCCTTTGATTTCTTGTCGGACCCCGTAACCCTCCGCCACAGCTCCTTACCCTTGCGATACCCATCAGATACTATCCCCCTCCCAAGGTTGGCCGCGCCAAGAATGGCGGGGAAAGCTGCAACGCTGGCGGTCCAATAAGGATCAAACTGCTCCGCCCTCTGGGAAAGGTCTCCATCCGCTTCTCCAAGCTGATAGAAGCTTGCATCCGCCGCCGCTACAGGAGACGCAGTTGCGATTTCTTCAACGGCCTGACCCGTCGGAGATGTCGCCTTGGGGGCGAACCCTGCAGCTTGCCTCCCCGCCGAAAGACCGCGCGCCGCTACCGCCTGCCCCCCAGCAAAGACGGGAAGAGCCAAGCCGGCGCTTGCGATCCACTCCGGAACCTGAGACCAGAGGGGTGTGTGCAGACTATGGCGGTCCTTGACGCGGCGGGACTCTGCAAGGGCTTTATCATAAGACTTGCCCTCCCCCAGCGCATCAACGCCCGCGACAACCTCTTCCTCCGCGCCAAAGAGAGGCCAGTTCAAGGCGCCGAGGATAGCGCCTTGCGCCATCTCGGATCCGGTGCGGTCATCTTCAGCCCCGTAGACGCTTGGCATGGAGCCTGACATTACCTGCTCCTGCGCCTCTGTAGGCTGCAAGAACCAGCTCATGTCGGGATTGCCCTCGTTCTGGAACTTCTTCTGGGCGTAGTCATAAGAGCGGGAGTCGTTGTAGTACGGCTCGTCAAGGCCAAGGAACTCAAGAACCCGGGAGGTGGTTGACTGAGGATCCTGACCCGGGTTTTTGCGGTAGTAGGAGCGCTTCCGATCGGCAATGCTGTCTTGAGTAAAGGGAAACAGCTTCTCCAGTTCCGGATCATCAACAGAACCAAGCTCTGCAAGAACTTTCGGGTCCGTCAGGTCATCAGCCGTCACGTCAATCCCCGCCTCCCTCATCCGGCGCGCGAGGTCTTCCCGCGCAGCCGGATCCGAGAAGAAAGCCTGAAGGTCGGGACGCTGGGCATAGAACTGCCGGACCTGGTCCGTGCGGCTAAGGTCTGTTGGCTTCCACGGCATGGACTACTTCCTCCGCTTTGGATAAGCGTCCTTTGCTGCGCTGCCGGCTGTGTGGCCAATTACTGCGCCGAGCGGCGCTTTAATCATCACGCGCCCTGCAATGTTTTCGCCTCCTTTCCCAAGCGCATATTGAAGCTCCTCTTGCGCCTTTCGATATTCGGCCATTTCCTTTGGCGTCAACCCAACATTCGGATTTCGCCCCTTGGCCTCGAGCTTCCTTATCTTGGCCTCAAGGCTATCAACCTTTTTCCATGCCTTGATGCCGTCCTTCCGACCGGAACGCCACCCAAGCATGCCGCCAAGCACCATCCCGGCAAACGGGGCGTAGTCCAATGCCTTCTCGAAAACATCCCGATCATCGCTTTCTGGATCTTCTTTTTCACTCATGGATTTCTACCCTCTTGCTGTCTGAACCTGCGGTTAAACCTGCGCCTTCTTGAGCCGTTGATAGGCTAGCGAGGTATATCATCGTAAGGCTGCTTGATCTGCCCCGGGCGAGCCGGGCGAGGCATTTGGCGCGGCCTGCGCCGCTTGCCCTCCTCATACCCACGCGCCATATACTGCCCGTATGGCGTGTCTCCACTTCTGCGGATGAAATCCAGGACCTCTGCCTCACCCTCGCCCGTCTCCCCTGCCCGCACCCCGCGGCGATAAAGAGTTTGCGCGTTCTGAGCGGCTTGCTGATCTGTCCAATTTGGATTGTAGCTCTCCTCCTCACGCGGCTTGTAGCGAGGCATGGGCACGGAGCGGCGCTCTGAAGCGCCAACCTCTGAAGCGGCTCGCTCGATGTCAGAGCGAATGGACTTTCCTTGCATCAGCTCCACGATCCTTCTGGTATGCGCCCACGTCCAAGACCCTGAAGGGTTGGGCCTGCCACGTTGAGCTTCTTGCGTGTTCCATCCCGCGCGATGATCTTGCCCTTCTCGCGCTCGTATTCGTCGTAACGCTGCGAATAGTCGAGGCCCTTGGCTTCCAGCCAGCGCCAGGCAAGGCCAAGAGTAAGAAGATGCTCCGGAATGCGGCCCGTGTCAGAGTCCGCCGCCCAAGCACTTTGCGCCGTGCCGCCCGAGGACTGGCACCACTTGTTGCTGACATATTCGTAGTAGACGCTCTCTCCCGCAGAAGGCGCGGGCAGGAACCAGAACGAATTTCCTCTGATCCTGTACTGAGACCACACGGTTGAAACCACGTCCGCCTTCTGCGCCTGCCAACTTTGGGCTGTAAGAGGGCCAAAGACAGGGTCAGTCGTTGACCGGTTCCACAAGGTCTCGCTTATGATCCGGTCAAGGTCAGATGGGAGCGTGTGCCCCGTCTGCTGCTCGGTCGCAACCGTGGTGAAGGATTGCTCCGTCACCAATGCCTGCCAATCGTGCTCCCGCATCAACACGTCGCCGGCCATGTTGCACAGGGCGAGAAGCTGTCTTTGCGTCTCGCCCGTGCTTGAGTAGACCGTGGATGTCACAGGCAGGTTGAGCATTGCCTGCGCGCGGTTGACGATCGTGAGCAGGGACATTAGTACCCACGCCCCCTCATTGCATCCATGCCCTTCTGCTTCGATGTCACTATGGCCTTCATGAGGTCATCGCGCACCGTGCTGCGCTGTCCGGGGCGGGTGGGCTTGCCAAACTCATCCCGGTAAGCCGGAGGAATGGGCCTGACCACTGACCGCGGCAGATCCTGCAAGGTGCCCCTGCCCTGCACGGGATAGGACTTGGCGGTCTTGGGCTTGTACTGCCCCATGCGGCCAGTCGGGGCCATCTGCAGCGGTTGGTTCTTTACACTGTACATGGGTCATACCCTTTCTACGACGGAGTGCGCGGGATGCAGTGGCAAACGGTCGGGCTGATAAATACAACCGTGGTCGATGTGTTGTTGCTCATCGAAACGGACGTGGTGCCGTTGATGGTCGCACCCGTCGGCGGGTAGATCGTCGCCGAGCCACCGCTTGTGTTGACGAGCACAAACCGATCCCCGGAGTCCGAAGCCGGGAGAATTGCACCACCCGAACCACCCGTGAACAGCGTGTTGCTGGAGGTGATCTGGCGCGCGTCCGTTGAGGTTGAGCCGGTTGTGGTTGTTGACTGCGTCAGGCCAACGATAGCCTGCGCCTGAAGCGCCGGCGTGCCGGCGGACATAAGCGACCGAATGCGAGGCATGTTCTACTCCTTCTTGAAGTTCTTTGCATCGCCCTTGTCTTTCGGGCCGGCGATGATCTGTTGAAGCTGGCCCTCCAGCATGGAGATGCGGTTGCGCAAATCCTTGTTTTCAATCTCAAGCTTGGCAATCGGGGCGGCGCTCTTTGCACTCTCGATGAACGCACGCGCCTTCTCTCGCATGTCGCGCAGCCCAATCGCTCCAGGCTTGCTGATAGCCTCGTCCGAGAGGCTGGCGAGCTGCTGCACCGTGAAGACGTTGATGTATTCAAGCGCCTTTGCCATCTCGCGCGGGATGACGGGCCAGAGGGAGAGGGGAACCCCGTCGCCAACCATGTCGGGGTTTACCTTGGTCGCCTTCCACCGCGCGTAAGCATCGGCATACTGCTGCTTGATGGCGTCCGTCACGCGCTTGACCGGAGCATTGCCCCTGTCACCAGCGATCATGATTTCCACGTATTCGATGGTACGGAACACGGGGAGGCCGTTCTGGTCCATCTGGTCGGTCTTGACCATCTCTTCGTAGAACCGCGGCGTGACGTGCTGCATGTTCTCTTTCTTTGGCAACCGCTGCTGCAAGGCAACGCGGTCGTGCATTTCCAGACCCTCGAGGGACATGGAGTTCTCCTTCTTCAAATGACTTCCGCCGGAATTGGCGGAGTGGTCAGGATTTTGGATCAGTGCAGGAACATCCGTTCCAGTTCATCCGCCCGCTCAACAGGGGCGAACACATCATCGCGCATGAGGCGCGCTACTTTGCGATACCCGTGCTGGACCATGAACTGCTCGAGCACGCCCTCCGTCTTGGTCAGGTGCTCAAGGCCCTTGTTCTCGCAGACAATGAGGGGAAGATCCCGGCGGATGGTCTTGGAAGCCCCCCACAAAGCCGGGCCCTCCATCCCCTCGATATCAAGGTAGATCAGGTCAACGCTCTCGGGCTCTAGCTCATCGACAGCCACAACAGGAACCGTTGCAACCCCATCTGGGTCAAGACCAATAGAACCGCTGTTGTGGTCATCACGCTCGACAAGGGCAATAGAACCAGCCTCTTGACCAAGCGCCATGTTGTGCGCGCACACGTTTTCATGTGTGACGTTCCTTATCAGGCATTTGAAATTGTCAGCATCAGGCTCGAAGGTCAGGACGGACTTGAACTTTCCGGCCATCTCATTGGCGAAAATCCCGACATGACCTCCCGCCTGGATCACCGTCCGCCGCCTGCCCTCAGGCAAGGCCTCAATAATCTTGTGAACCTTGTGAACTTCACCAAGAACGGCAGGGACCGAAACACGATCGGACGCCGGACGCCAAAGCCCATCATAGCGCACGAGGTTGCCCTCAATCTCGACCGGCTTGCTCCTGTCCCGCGCCATGCACGAGGCAACGTAACCCAGCATGCCCCCGCAATGGACGTGGATCTCGCAATCCATGCGTGCCAGCTCGTCCGCCAGCCCCATGAAATCCTCAACCTGCCGCACCATCCACGGTGCCGCCCTGAACGCAGCCCCTTCCACGTTCACATCCACGATCGGGTCGGAGTCGTTCTCCGGCTGGGAATAGGCGTGGTGGGTGTCTGTTACGGAGGAGTCCATCCCGAAGAGGTGGATGGTGTTGAACCCGATGGCATAAGCCCCGCACATGGCCTTGATCCCGACCGTGGTGCCGCCCCCGATGAGTGTTACAGGCCTCTTTTCAATGAACTCATCGCACGTTGCTTCGTGCCAGAGGACCACATCCCGCCCCGCGGCCGCGAATGTCTCCGGCGCGCATTGGGAGGCGAGGTACTTGGTAACCTCCGGGACAACAAACGCGGCGTTCAAGGGACGTGCGTCTACCATCCACTGCCCGTCCAGCGGCACGCCGTTATCAAGCAAATAGCGTGCAGCGTTGTTCAGGGCCCAAATAACCTGCCCCGCCGCAGCCCTTGCCTTCAGCTCAGGGATGTAATGCTTCAGCGACGGGCCGCCACCAACAATGCACACCGCCTTTTCGGTCAAAGGACGCTGTTCCAGTTCTGGAAGCCCTAGGCTCAGTGCGTGTTTCACGTTTGACCGCAGGCTTTCCATTTCAGTGTTGCACTGGACAATAAGCTCAAGAGACCCGACGCCGCCGATCTTCCACACGTCAGGAACCCAACCGTCCTGCACGTCATGCGGCCTTGGTTCCCCGTGAAACACGATGACGCGCGCGCCCTTTGGCGGATACTTCCCGCAATCCTTCTTGAAGCTCACAAACTCGCCCGGGAAGATGTCCTGCAGAGTGGCTCCCAGCGTGTGCCGCTCGATCCATGACTGATCCCCGCCCACGTCATGGGTCGGATAATCAGCCTCTACGTACCGCTCCCAGATGTGATGGCCGAACCCTGCTTGCCATGCCATCACCGAAGACTGGTAGCCGTCCGGGCGGTAGAAATCCCGCAGGATTGCAAATGGCCCGTCCCATGCCGCGAGGTCATCCAGGGGGCCGACAATCAGCGTGTCAAGATCGAAGAACAACACCCTGTCTCCGGACGGGAACAACCCTTCCTTGAACAGGTAGAGCTTTGACCACCAGCCTTGCAGGAAGCCGGGTATCTTTCTCAGCTCAATGTCCGGGTGATAACCAAGGTCGAAATCATCCGTGAAGCAGACGAAGGATCCTGCAAGCCCCGCCGGCAGATTGCGCCGGACCATGTCGTGGAGCTTGTTGACGTATTCAGCACCGCGCCCGAGGTAGTTACCCTTCTGGACGCAGGCGATGTGCAGCATTTGCATTCTTCAGCCTTGCTTCCTTGCCGCCCACATATTGTCGATCAGGTTGGGATAGGGCCGGCCCGCTCGTTCTGCCCTTGCCCTTGCTGCAGCCTTTGCTCCCGATGACAGGGGCTCGCTCTTTCTCTTCGGGTTCGCCCGCTCCCATACGGGGGCCTTCAGAGCGCGGTTTATGTCCTTGCGGACGCTATAGCCCTTGTTCATCAGCAATCCCATTTCCTGAGAGCCTTGTTGATCCGGCTGTCCGGATCATTGGCTGTTGCGGCAGAGGTGAGCTTCTTCTTCATCCCGCCCATGCGCGCGCAGAATGAACGCTTGCGCGGTCCACCTTCAGGCTGGGGCGGCTTCAGGTTGCCGCCCGTCGCACGGTTGTAAGACGCCCTGCCCTTTGCGTTGAGCCCGCCTTCTGGGTTCTGCCCTTCGGAGCGTTGCCATGCAGGCGTCATGGCGCGCTTGATGTCGTCGCGGACGGTGCTCATGGGAGAAAATTACTTTTTGCGGTAACGCTCCTTGGCGGTCATACCCGCCAAAGTGCCAGCTCCGGCGCCAGAGCCAACAAAGATGATGCTCCCGTCAACATCACTTGACGGAACCTGCAATCTACGCAACTCGCGCAACTCCTGAGGGCTCATTTTTCCCTCCCGCACTGCGCGGCGCTTGATAACATTTGACATGACACGGCGCCCAACCAATCCGCCAGCCACCCCACCTGCAAGCGGAGCGTAATCAAGCGCCTTCTCAAAAATGTCCCGATCGTCAGTCTCTTCTACTGACTTCTCAATGTCCTTGCGTACAGATGTTTTGCTCATGGAGCGCTTATTCCTTGCTAGGAGAAAAAAGGGCTGGCCCCTTTGAGAGAGCCAGCCCAATCGCGCTTACGTGGCAGTCTCGATGGACGGACGGTTGATGAGAACCGTCACCGTCGAGGTGCCAGAGGCAACCGTGGCAAGGTTGGCACTACGCGCGCCAACAATGCCCTTGCCCGTCGAAGCCGTCACATAGACGCGCCCCGCCGTGCCGGACAGCCAGATGCCAGACTGCGGCGTCACCGCAACCGCGGTCTTCTTGATAACCGCAAGGCCCTGGATCTGATACCAGCCGTACTGGCTGGCCACGTTCGCCGACATGGCCACAGCGACCGGAGGGCCGTCCGTTGTGGCGTTGGTCGGAGCAAGCGTCGTCTGGTACGTGGTCGCGTTGTACGTGACCAGCGAGCCAACTTCCGTGCTGGCAACGCCCAACAGGTAGATGAACTCACCGCCGCCCAGAGTTGTCAGATGCCGCGCGCGGACAATCGTGCCGAGCGGGTGCTGCGCCGTGGTTTCAGTGGAGGCAATGTCCTGACCACCGATCAAGGTGTCAGTGATAATGAACTTCGTCATGTGTGCATCCCCCCTATCAAGCGACAATGACGCCCTGCAGCGAGCGATTGCTGCAGGTCATGTTGCCGGCCCATCCGATCAGCTTCACCATAGCGTCCTGATTGACGCTGAACCGGTCCGGGTTCATCGGGACCATGTTGCGGTCACGATGCGGGCGGAACTTGATGTAGTTGGTGTTGAGGAAATACATATGGGCCGCCGGCGCCGTGCCGGAGAACCCACCGTCGAACACAACATCCGCGCCCATGAACTTCAGGGTCTGGAAGCCTGCCGAGGCAAGCTTGTCATCCGTCACGCGCTGGATAGCCTGCAGCGACTTCCAGTAGAAGCCGAAGTAGGTGTTATCAGCCACGATCAGGTCAACCGTGTCGCGGTTACGAGAGGTGGCCAGGTAGAGCGAGTTCATCGCGTCCTGGATCGTCAGGGCCGAAGCCGAGACGCCATTGGCGCTGAAATCATACACCTGGTTCTGCCAGAACGGATAGGTCGTGGAGTTGATGCCACCAACCGTGCCCGTGCCGGCGTCCGACACAAGAAGCTGCAGACCGCCGATCTGCTTGCCACCCGTACCGGTGCCGTCCGAATAGACACCCGTGCTCAGGTTGTTGAGCATGGTCTTTTCGGCGTTCTTGATGCGGGCTTCGAGCAGGTCGATGACCTTCTCGCGGCCGGAGTTCTTCAGGAGCTCGAGGCCGTTGATCTTGACGGCGACGGCGCACTGTTTCCAATCGAACTCCGCGGCCGTGAACACATCCGAGTTCATGACGTTCAGCGTTTCATCGCCGCTGTAGTACATGAACGTGGAGTTTTCAGCGTACTCAAGCTCCTCAACGATCGAGCGACCGCCGGAGACAGGAGCGACGTTTTCACGTTCCTGAAGGCGTGAGAGAAGAGCAATGTTCTTGCTCATGTTGTCACGAAGCTTGCCCGAGCGATAGCGGAGCGTGGTCGTGACAATTTCGTCCAAACCGGGACTGGGCATTGTCTTTTACCTCATTGGTTGTTGATGTCAGATCAGGCCTGCCGACGCCGCTTCCAGAAGCTGGCGCGTTGACATGCCCTCGGTGGATTGCTCGCCGTACATTGCCGAGGATCCAGTGATGCTTGACGCCGCCATCCGGGCCTGCTCCGCGCGCTGCCGTGTCAGCCTGTTATCCCGCGCACGGGACTGGGCAAGAAGCTTGGAGCGCGTATACGGGTTGGCCCACTTGGCGGTTTCATAAGCCTCGTGGAGCGTCTGGGCGCGACCGGTCTCAATGAGCGCCGACATATCTTCTTCAAGCTGGTTGAAGTATGGATAGAGCGGCTTGCCGTCAGGACCGACCTGGCTTGCAAAGTTGTCGATGGCCCCATTCGTTTCTTCAAACGCCTGGGTGTACTGCTGTTGCTGGGCAACTTGCTGCGCGTAGGCTTGAGCCTGGCTGGTGTAGTTCAACTGCTGTTGAACGCCGGCAAGCTGCTGCTGCAACGCAGCCACTTGCGGGTCGATGTACTCTTCCTGCGCCGGTATGGCGAGGGCTTGGAGATCGACGCCGCGAAGATTGGCGAAATACTTGATGAACTCCTGCGGGCTCTTGGTGGCATAGTCAGACAGCGCAATGAGCTGCTGCATGGCCTGCGCAGGCCCCATGCCATTCAAGGCCCATTGCTGGACGTGGGGAGCTATGACCCGCTCGAGCTCCTGATAGCCTTGCCGGACGCGGGCGATTTCCTGCGTCTTGCGGGTGTAGTCCGCCATCATGTGCTTTGCACGGTCGAGATAGGCGTGCTGGAGCTCCGGAGGCAGCTCCCGGAAGAAAGCCTGCTCTTGCTGCGGCCAGTTGGGGGGAGGGTCGATCGGGTCTGGACCGTCGTCTTCGTCTTCGTCTTCGTCCTCGTCCTCGCCCTCGTCCTCGCCGTCTTCGGCTAGCTCTTGTTCCTCTTCGTCCTCATCCCCATCCGGATCCTCTTCGTCTTCCGGCCCAATATCCTCATCAGCCGCCTCGAGGGTTTCATCTTCGCCCTCGTCATCCGGGGCGTCAATCTCGGGCGTGTAGTCTTCGTCGTCACCAGCCATCACATCGAAATCTTCGGTGGCGTCGTAAACATCAGGGGACATGGGGTATGCTCCGTATCGAGGTTGGGGTTACTCGTTTCCCGCCGCGTTGCCGCGACAACAAAAAACCGCCCGGTGAGGGGCGGCCTGTCAGTCTTGAATAATCTGGAGTTTATCTCTTGCGCGTCCTGCTTTGACGCTCTTGCAATCTTTTCAATTGGTCAAAGGCATCGTCGCCTGCGTCGTCCTTGTGCTTCTTGCGCTGGGCAATGTGCGCCTTTGCGGCATCATGCGCCGTCTTGCCACCTGCGTAAGCGCCACCAGCGAGCAACGGCACCTCAATCAAGAACCCGCTGCGGCGCATACCTAATCCACGCGTTGCAGCCCTGCCAACGGTTCCTGCAACACCCGCGCCAATCAGGCCTCCAAGGATGGCAGAGAAGTCAAGAAGCTCTTGATCGCCATTAAATGTCAAAGACCCGTCGTCCAAGGCTTTCTCAAACACATCGCGTGCGTCTTCTTTCTTCCGCCTTTGTCTTCGCTCATTCGATTTCGTCTGATTTTCCAGTTTCAATCGCACGCAGGATTGCAGCCCTTATTTCAGCGCGCTCTGATGGTTTGGAGGCCGGGCGGCCCTTTGTATAGGCAGACTTCCACTTTGCAGGCTTGAAATTGCCTCTGTCGCCATAAATGGACGAAGGCACCTTATTCCCGAAAATGCCGGTTCCCCCGGGCATGATTTCAATATCCCAATCAGGCTCCTTGCCGTATCGGGCGATGTACTGCTTGCGGAACTCCATGATTTTCTCAGGGTCCGTTTCCCAATACATGGCTCTTTTTTCCCGGCCAGCGCCTACCGTGGTGGGAACACGCGAGGGCCGCGTGGTTTCATGCTTGCCGACCTGCCGTTTGTAAGCGTCGTAACCATCATCTTTTCTGCGCGCAGGAAACGCCATGTTTTTTACCCCTTGTATCCAAGCTCATCCATTGCCCGCTTGATGTCATTCACGGGGGTGGGCGGAGCCTGGTAACGCTGCTCGATCTTCTCGTTGCCGACCTCCACAAGGCCGCGTGACCTCAGGAAATCGCGGTGCTGCTTGCGGCCGCCGATCACGGTGCCGTCCACGACGTTCTTGTAAGGCTGCATGTCGCCCATGACGTGCATGGACTTTGAATTGGCCTCACCCCGCCTGCGGTAATGCCCGAGGCACGCGGTGGGCCAAGGCTCTTCCATGTCATGCCACCCTTTGCAGATGTCGCAATGCCGGGAACGTGCCATCGTTATTTCCTTAATTCTTTCGCCTACGAACAGCATCAGCTCCGCGGCGCTTCAAATTCTTTTCTTGTATTGCGGTATTGGTGTTGGCAAATCCGCCAGCAAAGCCGTAGCCGCCGCCGAGCCCGCGCGCGAGCCAATCGTCAATTGGGACTCTTCCTTCCGAGTAATCCCTTTTGCGTAAAGGCAGCCTTGCAATTTTGGACCCTATTTTTGCTCCAAGATATCCAGCAGCCAACGGAGTTGCCGTGTCCAACGCCTTTTCAAAAATGTCTCGATTGTCCGGGAGAAGTTGCTCTTCCAAAAGCTGTCCGTCGCGCGTGACCTCCCGCCCGCCTCGAGTGTAATATCTTTTTGGAGTGTTTTGCTTCTCAGCCATCACATCCTCTCTCTTGCATCCAAAGCCACGATGAGGGAGATCACGTCGTCTTCCTCACGCTGCTCGATACGTCCCATCTCTTCCAGATAAGACAACAACGCCGCCTGCAACATGCGGGCGGTCTCCGCTTCATTCCTTAATCGGTCTTCCTCGCGTTGCTGCGCTTGCTCGCGCACCCCCGCCAGATTGCGGGACAGGTCGAGGATCTGCCGGCGGATGACCTCGAGGCCGCCAAGCTCCGGCGCTTCGACAAAAACCCGCGCCTGCGGAACCTCGATGTCGAAGACCTCTACAAACTCACGCGCCCGCGCCTTCAGCCTCTGCGTGCGCTTGCGCCGCTGCGCCCTTGTCTCGCCACTTGCGGAGCGAACCGCGCTTTCAATGGCTTTTCGCAACTCGCCGCGGTACTTGCCGCGGTAGAAGCTTGCAGCCCCTCCCCCGCCCGTGGACCCGGAAGACACCGCTGCCGGCGGGGCAGGAGGCTCGGGGACAACGGCTGCAGAGGAAAGCAAAACCCCGCCAAGGGTCTTGGAAAGGGAGCCCGTTACAGCCCCACCCGCCAAGCTTCCACTTGCCGACAGGCTTGCCAGGGAAAGTGAAACTACAACGCTACCACTTGCCCCTGCAGCAACCGTTCCAGTTGCCTGAAGCGTGACGCTTTCAAGCGTCTTTGACACGGCCCCCGTGTTGCCTCCGCTGCCGGGAGATTGGAGCAGCGTTAGCAGGGTCATGGTTTAAGCCGGGATTGACAGAAGCTTGTTGAGCGTTTCCTGCGTCGAGGCAATTTCTGCGTCAACCTTTTCAGCCTGATCCACGTCGCCCAGTGAGATTGCAGATGTGCGTAGCTGGCTCAAATACACAAGCCGCCGGTTCATCATTTCGATAAGCTCTTCAATGCTCATTACACCACCATCTGCCGGAGCATGACGGTGCTGGTGTTCAGCACCATGTAGATGTAGACAATTTCGGTGGCCCCATCGCGGTACTCCACGTCAAAGCACGTGTCGCCGAGAAGCGCCGCGCCTTGCGTGTAGGTCATCGTGTTCCAGCCGTCCTGCTCATGCGTTACGACATTGAAGCGGAACCAGCGGCCCGTGGCGTCCTTCTGCATGTAGATGAAGTTTCCGCTGTAGGCGTACTTCGTCCCGGTGGTGAAGGTTTCAGTGGCCGGAGCATATGTGACGCCGCTGACCCACGTGTTGGCAGCGATGTCGTAGTAGTCGAGCAGGGCACCGGCACCGCCACGGAAGCTGTAGATGCGCCGCCCGTTGATGATGCTGTTTTCCGCCGTCCACGCACTGTCGGAAACATCCCACACCCAATGCCCGGAAGCGGCAAGGCCAGGGGCTGCAGCCCGCGCCGCAGTCGGGGCTAGCGTGGACCAAGAGTTGCCGCTGATGCTGTAGCGGTACATGGCAACCGCGTTATTGCCCATCAGGTAAATGAAGTCGTCGTTGCCTTCCAGGCTGTAGGTGCTGGTGGCGTCCGGGTTGGTAGTCCACGCCGCCGACACCGTGAGCACCGTGCCCGTGTTGCTGGCCACCGTGCGGATCTGGCCTGTACCCGTGCCGCCTGTGATGCGAAGCTGGAAGTTCGCCCACTGGTTGGTCGCCCACGCCTTGCCTGAATTGGTGAGGGTTGTGGCGGCACCCGCCGTGGCCGTTCCCGTGGCGAAGGACTGGAACCCGGTGTCGATCCACGCTGGCGTGGAAACAAGCCGTCCGTCCGTGCCGAAGGTCGCGGGAAGGCCCGTGACACCTTGCAGCGATGTCCACGAATTGGTGGCGAAGCAATATTTGCGGAATGACGCGGCAGCAAGCGTTCCCGCGCCGAAGACGAACCAGACGGGTGTCTTCAGGCGGTATTGACTGGTGTTGTCGAAGGCCACCGCTTCCGCGCTGTCGAACGTGATGACCGCGTTGGTGCCGATCGTATTGCTGGCGATGGTCTTTAGCTTGCCAGCATTGGTGCCACCCACGAAATAGACGCTGTATCCGCGAAGGTCGCGCGCGATGGTCTGGTTGGTGGTGATGGTCGTCGTGCTGCCAGCCGTCGCGGTAAGCGAAGAGGCGGCAACCGTCGTTCCGGTCGAAAACGCCCCCGCAACACCACACGCGCCTGCCGCGAAGGTAGAAAGGGCCGGGGACGGAACTTGCGCCCAACCGTCTTCCTGCGGGTTGTAAAGCCACGCGGTCGTGGTGCTGGTGACGTAGAGTTGCTGCTGGCGATAGTGGCGTGACGAGATGACAAGCGCCGATGCTACCGTGGCCGCTGGGGCTGGCGTGCAAAACTCCCACCGCTTGAGGTCAAGGATCTTTTTGTTTCCGTTGGTCGTGGCCATTAGGTCACCGATATGTTGCGGCGCAGGCTGTCAGCACCTAACCGCATGAGGGAGGGGATTTGTTCCGTGGCGGCAAGACCGCCGACATTGGTCTGGTTCGACAGCGTGCTGACCGTTGTCAGCGTCTGCGTCGCGGCAATGCTGACCGTGGCTTGCAGGTTGGCAGCCGTCGGGTTTTCAGCCAGCACACGGAGCCTGCCAGCCGTGTCGGGCATGGCCATACCCATCGTGCGCGTCAGGGCCTGAAGGGCCATGCGCATGGCTTCGAGGGCCTCGATCAATTCGCCTTTCGCGTCGATCGGCATCGGGTTGGAGTCAGATGTCAGATGCGCGACGCCATTCGCGCCGTGTACCATCTTGGCAAGCTGGAAATGCCGGCCGCTTATTTCGTCCGTCGCTACCGTCGCGCCGGATCCTGGGGTGTAACCAAGATCATCTGCCATCAGGCGTTACCGTCTGTAAGGGTGAAGGTGGAAATCGTGAAGCTCTGGCCAGCCGTGAAAGACGTGGAGCTGACCTCCATGTCCCCACCCCCGCCCGTCGCCGTCACCGTTCCCTGCAAGTGGCAAGTGGTGCCCGCACTGTCATAAAGCCGAAAATGCTCTGCCGTGCCTGAGTTGTTTGCCGACAAGTCTTCCCACGTTCCGCTCTTGGACTTCGTTCCGCCTGAAGCCGCCGCCAGCCAGTCGCTCGGACAAGTGATTTCCGCAAGTATGGTGCCCGTGTCCGCCGCCGCACAATTCGCCGGCGCTGAACCCGTCCTTATCCGGATGATAGCCGCAGTACCAACCGCGGTTTCAATTGCGTCAAGCCGTGCGTTGCGTACCGTCGTGGAAAGCTGGATAGCCATGCTACACGCTCACCGGCACATCCTGCGCCACAACCTGCTCCATCTGGCCGTTCTCGTTGCGCACGATCGTGTAGACCCTATCCTTGGGCTTGCGAGGCGCGATGGGAGCCATGTCAGCCGGGTCTGCGCCGACCTTGTCCAGGATCTCCTGGACCCCCTCAAAGCCCTGAAGCCTTGAGACAAGCGCGGCATACTCAGCCTGCATCTGCGCCAGCCTCAGCTTTGCTTGAGCCAGCTCCACGGTTTCCTTGGCGGAGTCCAGTTCTGTCTTTTCCTGCGGCATGCCGGCAATCATGTCCGATGCACCCTTTCGAACCTCGTTGTCGATCTGAAGCTCCTTGAGCTTGATGGACGCGGCGAGATCAAGCTTGCGCTGCTCATGCTCCGCCCTGCGGAAATCAAGCTCCGCGGCAAGCTTCTGCATCTCGAATTGGAACTTGCGCTCCGCCTCCGCCGATCGGGCCTGCATCTCGGTAAGCTTCTGCTGCGCGTTGGCCTGAGCAATTTGCATCTCGCCCTGCAGCCTCTGCGTCTCAACCTGAATTTTCTGCGCCTCCGCTTCAGCCTTCGGGTCGGAAGGAGGCTGCTGCGGCTGCATCTGTGCCTGCTGCTGCGCTTGCTCTGCCATCGAAATCGTTTCCTCAATGGCGGACTCAAGCGTGCGCCCGGCGCGGAACCCACGCACACCAAATTCAAGCATCTTCATGAGAAGCGGCGTGAGCTGCGGCACCTGCTGCCCGACCTGTGCCGCCTTCTCAAGGAAGGGCGAGACCGCTGTCAGGAACTCAACGCGGCTTTCCTTTTCCTTCTGCTGGTCTGGAGCAACCGTCGCATCAGTCTCGATGTCAACGCGGAAGGTTCTCAGCCTGTCCGATCGGATAAGGTTTACAGCCTCCATGAGCTTGGCATCTCGCGCCTGTACCGCCTGCTCGTATTGCATCTGCGCATTTGGATCCTGCGCGTTTGCCGGCGGGATCCTGAACTCATCCGTCTCCGCAATGCCGCTCATTTCTATCAAGGCCTCGGGAGCGTAGTGCTCGGACTGTATCTCCGCCATGATCTTCAGCGTATCGCGCGCAAACCGCGCCATTTCAGCCTGCCGGTCCTGAAGCCTCAGGTTTCCGAAATTCGCCTTGATCTGTTGGGCGGTAGCTGTCTCGCTTGGAGCCGTTGCCCCGCGGATGATGTCCGAGATCCCCGTAACCTCGTACAGATCCTGCTTCAATTGGCTACGGGCCTGGAAAAGACCGTTCAGCACCACCTGTATCTGCTCGATCGGCAGCCAGTCGATATTGGTCTTCAAGCCACCAGACTGGGCAAAAGCCATCCAGTTCTCAACCGGGATCATTTCATTCTCGTCCGCCTCGCCCAACAGGCGCGAGAGGTCGGACGCCTCGGCATTGTACATGCCAACGACCCGCAAGGCCTTGATGAGAAGGCGGATGCGATCCGTGATCTGGTCGATCTGCTGCGCCTGGTCCTGATAAAGGGCGTAGTCAGGGACCGGAATAAGGCTGTCGGTTGTCAGTGTACCGAAGAGCGGCCTTGGAAAGGGGAAGAACCCCGTAAGCTTCAGCGGATCCTGCTGCCTCTTGATGGGCGCGTCTTCATACCCGTCCGAGACCCAGAGAACCTCCCGGCGCCCCTTGTCCCAGACCTCCCACACCTCGGCGCAATCGGCTTTCTTCTTCTCATCGGAAGAATACTCGTCCGCCTGCTTGCCGTTGTAGGTCTTGTTGAGCTTTACCTTGCGCCCGATCTTGTCGCCAAAGGTCTTGATGAGCTGGGGCCGCTTCATGAGCACGCGCTTGGCTGCCCAGTTTACCTTGGACCAGTCGTTGACGGGCTCGTGCAGGAAGTCCGACCACACAACGTGATCCAGCGCCAAGCCATAGGCCAGGATCTGCTCTTCAGGGTCGCTCTCGTAGTAGAGGCCCTCTTCGTCTTCCTTCACCTGATCGGCCGGGATCGGCTCCCCGCCCCTCAGAGGCCGGAAGACGCTCTGCCCCGTGCCCTCGAGCTCAACCTGCGTTACAGGCTCGCGCATGGGAACCTTGCCCATCTCAGGCGCAAAGCGGACCCAGTCAACCCCGCGCGCACACAGGAGATAATCATCCCTTACTCGGCGCATGACGTAGTCGAAATCGCAGAGCTCCTGCGCAGTGCGCAGGTTGCGCTCCAGGATCATCGCTGCTGCCCGGCTTGTAGGATCACGATCTAGGAAACGGCGCGAGACATTGGGCGTTGGTGTCTGGCTGTACAGCGCCGGCTGCAAGGTCTGGATGTTGGACCAGAGGATATTCAGCTTGTGCGACTGCTTCGCTTCGTCAAAGGCGTCTGTACGCTTGCGGTCGTCCTTGTAGATCTTCAGGATCCGCTTGCAGCGGTCCTGATACTCGCGGAATACCTTCTTGGTGGCCTCGATCTCGTCCATCCACCTCTTGAAGGTGGCGCGATCTTCCTCCGCCTGCCGCTTTGGGTCCACAACAGGCGCCACGCTACTACCTCCAGACCACGGTAATGTCATCGGTGGATGACGTGACGATGGTCAGGCCATTGTCAAAACCAACGCTGTACTCGAACACCTGAGCGTTATCGAGCAAGGTGGCAGGGTTGGTGATGGTTGCAATCTTGGTTCCGCTGGCAGCCGTGTTGTCGTACACGGTAATGACCCCGGAGGCGATCTTGCGGTTTACCACAATGCGTATGAGCGTGCCCATACCGCTCTTGCATGTGGTCGTGGTCGCGGACGTGATGTTGGTGAACTGATAGGCATCAGGCCCCTCGCCGCCAGCAATCGTAGAAATCAAAGGCATGTAAGTCTCCTAGCGCCTGCGGTTTGCATAAGGATCGAAGCTGTCCTGAAAGACCGGGCTTGGGACCACATCGTAGGGATTGTAGGACTGCCGGCGCTCTGGCTTGATCTGCCCGTGCGCAATGCCCATGCCAACACCCGCAGCACCCAGCTTGCCCATTTGCTTGTAGTCCTTGATGTCGGCCGCGCTGAACCCCTGAGCCTTGCCCTTCTTCTTTGATTTTGTTTCCTTGATCAGGCGTTTGACAATTCTCGAGGCCGGGATGAAGCCACTCGCGGCCGTTCCAAGGCCTGCCACCCACAAGGCATCAGACGCCAATTGCCGACCGGTCGGGGACATCACGGCTTCCCCGGCACCCCTTGCCGCCTCTCTTGCCTCAATTACGCGATCAAGCGTCCCGCGCACGGTTTCGTCACCCGTTGCAATCCCGCCTAACGCATATCCAGCGCCCGCACCTGCACCCGTTCCGATGTTGGCAAAACGATCCGCGCGAAGCTCCTTTGAGGTCTTGCCCCCGCCCGTCTTCTTGCCCTTGACCTTGACCTTGCCGCCCTTGCCGGCGAGCTTTCGGCCAATAAGGCGACCACCCGCACCGCCCACGCCCGCAAGGACGTAAGGCGTGTAATCCGTGTCGTCGTCTTCGTATTCATACCCGGACATTGTCTCGTCCCCTTCTGAGGATTTGCGGCAGCGGCTGTCAGGAAATCAGAGCTAAACCGAGCGGTAGGTGTGTTCCTGCGCTCCACGCCGCCGCAATTTTGCCAAACTTGGCCCATTGTGTTCTCATGGCTTCAGCCAAGAGGAGACCACTATGAAGAAACTGATTGCAGGAGTTGTTTTCAGCCTGGCCACTGTCGGCGCGGCTCATGCCGGCGTGGCGTTTTTCAAATACTCATATGTCGATGGGCTCAATCGCATCTGCGTGTATGACCACCTCGGCAGCAAGTACATCATCACGATCCCAGCGGCTCACGTCTGCCCGGTCACGCTGAAGGTGTAAGGCTGGCTCAAGGCGCAGGCTTGCGGATAGCGGGCCTGCCCTTCACTCTCGCGCGGCGCATCATCTCATCGTGCGCCCTGATCTTTTCGCCGGCTGACATGGTAGCTCCGTAAGACCCAGCGGCACTTACAGGCGCGCCCGTCTCCATGACGCCCTGCACCGCCCTGCGCCCCAGCCCCATGGCCGGACCGATTTCCTCGATCTCCATGCGCGTTACCGCCCCGGTCTTCGGATCTCGCGTGACGCTGAGAACACGATAACTGGCGTTAGGGTTGGTGACGATTTCCTGCTCATTCGGCGCAAGCCATCGCGCATCGCGCCCTGACTTGTTCCTGATGACGATCATGGGGCCGCTATTGCCCACACTCGTTGCAAACTGCTCCGCCGTCTCCGGCCTTGCAGAGGTGCTCATGGGCCGGCCCGGCTTGAACACATCTCCAGGCTTCAGGCCCTGCAGACGCTCTGCAAAGGCATCCGCTGGCTGCGCCCTGTAGCTCTTGCCCGACCACTTTGGCAGCGTCTCTGCCGCGCGCCCCGCTGCGGCTGGATCCTTGGCCAGCATCTGCCCGGCTGCTTCCGTAGACCCGATGTATTGCCTCATGGCGGCATTGGCTGCCGGGTAACGCACCCGGTGATAGATCTGATAGGGCAGTCGGCCGAGGGCCGGGCCTAACGCGCCGCCGGCGGCTGTTGCCCCTCCGCCCATCAGCGTGTTCCACATGCGCGTCTTGGCTTGCTGTTCATCCGTGCCCCGTCCGGGGTCACGCGCCGCTCCCGCTAGCGTACCGGCCGCCGTCATGGAAAGAACCCGCCCACCCATCGCCGCGGGGCCAAGAGGGCCGGCAGAGAGGATTGCACGAGGAACCTCAGCCGCGAAGTTGGCGAAGTCGTTGTCCTCCTGATCGGCAAAAGCCTCCTCGTAGGCAGGAAGTCCGGCACGCTGGGTCAGCCCCCTTGCAAGGCCGCGCTCGCCGAACCAGTCGTTGGCAGCAAGATCCGCCCCGCGCGCCAAGGGGTATACGAGATTGCGCTCGGCCCAATTCAGGTCGCCCTTGCGGAACTTTTTCTTGCCCATGGCTACAACCGCGTTCCCTTCAACTGCCCCTGCCGCTTCCAGAGCTGGTTGAGCGTGACAACCTCGAGGCCCTTCACCGGCTGATCCGGTTTCTCCACCGCCTTGACCCACGGCCTTGAAGCACACGCATACCGCAGGCAATCCACCGCGTGGTCTTCGCTGTTGGTGTCAACGTCCTCAACCCGCGCCGAGTCGTGCTGAACAAGGGGAAGCGTCCTGATCGTGTCCTTGCAGTTTTCAAAGAAAACGATCATGGGCCGCTCGGGCGCCTGGCCATCCAGCCTGTGGCGAACCAGATCCCAACCCGCAAAATGCCCGAGGCTTCCCACCCGCTTGTTATCTGCCGGGCGGAAGCTCACTTCCCAAGGCTTGTAGCGCAGCCGTTCTGCAATGGACGGCCCCCCATCCTGCGCAAATGCAGCCGGATCCAGAACCCCATAGTCAATTTCCGGGTCTAGTGCTTCACGCTCATGAATTCCACGAGCAACATCTGATGCGTTAAGCTTGAGACCGACGTTTGGACTGCTAGCACCGTACCATTCTCGATACATAACAAGTCCACCACGCGGCAGGGTTCGCCCGTCGCCGAGTGCATGGTCGTCTCCAGCAACAGCGTACC